TTTGGATGAGTCTCATGTGAATTTTTCTCGCTCACAAGTGTGCTCAAACACACAAATTTTTTGTCAAGACAGTGTTGTTTGGTTACGAAATTTAAGTCAAAAGTTGCAGGCAGAAAACCGTCAGATTAACTTACTCTATCTCGACAGTTTTGATTTTTACCCAGACAATCCTCATCCCAGTAGTTTTCATCATATGAAAGAATTGACTGCAATTTGGAGTTGTTTGGGTCCAGGCACAATGATTGCTGTGGACGATAATTTTGGTGACTCTTCTTCTCGGATAGGCAAAGGCAAGTATGTGGAAGAATTCTTTCAAAACATTTGTGTGCCGCTTGTATACGACGGCTATCAACTAGTTTGGCAGCTTTAACACAAGCTCCTTGACTTGTCTGCATGGTTACAACAAAATTATAACAAATAGGAGAATCTAGGATGTTTGGGGCTAATGAAATCGTAGGCGAAAAATACTTCAAAAACGCAGAAGATAAACTTTTTGTAACTTCAATCTTTTTCACACTGCAAGGCGAAGGCCCGTATCGCGGTGAGCCAGCACTGTTTGTTCGCCTAGCTAAATGCAATCTTTCTTGTTCGTTTTGCGATACCTTCTTTGATGATGGCGATTGGATGACTGTATCTGATCTCGACACCAAGATCAACAAAACCATCTCGGACTATTTCCGTGGTGATGTGCCACTATGGGCTGACACTGTTTATGGTGGTCCAGGTAGCGATCCTGTCAAAAAGCGCGAAATGGTGCTGGTGCTTACTGGTGGCGAACCCATGCTGCAAAAGAACATTGTGCCTTTCCTGGAAGCTATGAACCGGCAGTTTGCCAAGACGCAGATTGAAAGCAATGGTACTGTTGTTCAAAACATTCCCCTAGAAACTACACTAGTGGTAAGCCCCAAATGCAGTGAGAAGAATGGACAAGCTGTTAAGTATCTTGAGCCTCGAGCCGAAATGCTTGCACGAGCTGATTGTTTGAAGTTTGTGATGAGCGCTGATGCAGACAGTCCCTACAACAGTGTGCCAGACTGGGCACTGGCATGGCGTGCGAGAACTGGCAAGCCTGTGTTTGTGAGCCCCATGAACATCTACAACGAGCTGCCTCAAAAAAGCAAACAACTGCGTGCTGAAAAGAATCAAATCTCCATTGAAGAGCGCAGCACTGTTGACGAGGTCATCAGCTTTTGGTCTGAAGGCTTGCTGAACATGAAGGCCAATCAAACCAATCACGAGTATGCTGGCCGTTACTGTGCCACACATGGATTGATTTTGAATTTGCAAATCCACCTATTTTGCTCATTGGCCTAACAACAAGGAAGAACGATATGAAAATTATTTCTCACAAACTAGCTATTGATGAAACAACATTCTCGCCGGAACTGGAAATAGTTGTACGCTTGTCCATGGAACCAACTCAAGATCAAATGACAGTAGATGCCCAGTTTTTTGAAAAGTTTGGTCGGGACTTCTTCTCTCTATTGGAGCAACATCGCAAAACATGAGCATTCCAATTAGATTTGATTGGTATTCAGATAGTGGCGAGCTGTTGGTGGCCAACCGGGGATTCTTCACCATCTCGTATGGTCAGGATCCCCACAATCTCTCCACGCTAGCTAGTAGGGTGGCTGAGTGTCCTATTTCAGAGCACCAAAAATACATCCATCCCCAAGTGAGGTATGCAGTGCCACTTTCAGCACCCAACTACATGTTTGATCTACAAGATCTCAGTTATGTGCTACCAAACAACTTCAAGGAAAAAACATGAGCAAGAATCTAAAAATCCCCTTTGGCCTTTGGCCAGGAAGTTGGGGTCTACGAGGTCGCACAAGACAAATTGCAGAAGCCGAATACACTATGCAGGGTCTTGACCTTGAGTTACGCTTGATTGAAATAAATGAGGAAGATCCTCTTCAGAAAGAGATCAAAACTCTCAAATCCAAAAAGAAATATGGGCAACTTACTGAGTATGAGTTTGACCAGCAAATATGCATGCTGACTACTGAAGAAACCAGTGTTGATCGTGCAATAGCCCTGTTGGATGTTGAACTCAAACACAACAAAATTGATCGCAATGAGCATGAGAAGCAAACAGCTGAGGCCAAAAAAGAGCCTTGGGTAGCTATGCCCAACATCAGTTGGGACCCCACTGATCCGTCACGAAGCTTTTTTGAATTGGATTACAACAGTTATTTTGTGGAATTTCTCCGCAACCACGGTTATGAAGGTGCCAGTGAGCAAGAAGTAGTGGAAAAGTGGTTAACAGATGTTTGTCGAGCCGTAGCCTCAGATTTGGGCGAACAAGATGATGCATTTGTTGCCACTGCTATACCAACTAACCGGAGAGCAAGGCGACCTAACAAACAGAAGACTGAATACAGTTGACACACTGCCTAGCCTTGCTAGAGTTGTGTCATATAGTGGAGATAGAACTTTGAGCACTTATGTAATTGTAGATCTGCAAAATTTGGCGATGCGTGTTCGATATGGTGTAAGAGCTCCAGATTTCAATGCACAAGTGGGCTTGGCCATGCACATTATTTTCACCAGCATCAAAAAGGTGTGGAACGATTTCAATGGGTCACATTTAGTGTGCTGCCTCGAAAGCAGGAGTTGGCGACGGGATTTTTACCAGCCTTACAAAGCTCATCGCCGGGTAGCTGCTGGACAGCGCACAGCGGATGAACAGGAAGAAGATCGAGTGTTTTATGAAGCTCTTGATGACTTCATTAAGTTCGTAAGCTCGCGTACCAATGCAACAGTGTTGAAGGCGCCACAAGCTGAAGCAGATGATCTCATTGCACGTTGGATCCAATTGCATCCGGGTGATGATCATGTGATTGTCAGCACTGACAGTGACTTTCAACAACTGCTAGCCACGAATGTTAAAATTTACGATGGTATCAGTGCGTTGCTCTATACCATAAACGGAATTTACGACAAAGATGGCAATCTTGCGCACAACAAGAAGGGCGAGGCACTACCAGTGCCTCATCCTGAATGGATTTTGTTTGAAAAATGCATTAGGGGTGATGCCAGTGATAATGTCATGAGTGCCTTCCCAGGTGTGCGGAAGAAAAAGATGTTGGAAGCATTTGAAAACAAAGTGTCCCAAGGCTATTCCTGGAACAATCTCATGCTCAGCACGTGGACAGACCACAACGGAGAAGAGATTCGAGTTCGTGACGCATATGAAAGAAACTGTACTCTTGTTGATCTCACCGCTCAGCCTCAAGAGTTTGTGGAAACTTGGGATACTTGCATCAAAAATGCAGTAAACCAACCCCGTAAGGCACAAGTGGGCATTGCATTGCTGAAATTTGCAGCACAGTGGGGTTTGATGCGGATTGAAAAAACAGCCTCAGATTACAGTGTGTGTTTCAGTAGTGAATATCAAGGACACTTGACCGAGTAAATAAGGCTATGGATTTGGATTTTCAAAACATCTGGAACATCCTAGTCTCATGTCAACCTCCTGAGATCACACACTTTCAACAAAAGAGCCATCCTGGCCGCGGATGGTGGTTAAAGACATGTGTACCACTTATTGGTGAACCAGACCTATACAAAATTTGGAGTCGCATCATCAAAAACAACAATCGTTTGGTTTGTATTACTAGTGAAAGTTTTGATTGGCAACAGGCCCCAATTCCAAATACTGCTAGCATTTGGTGCCGCGATGGTATAGATATAACCCTAAAAATAGCAGATGGTGTTTTTGACTACAACATATTGCCTTTTGAAAATTCATTTAACCAACATGGAAACTCCTTAAGAAAACAATTGCTTAAATTCAACGAATCTTATCCAGGGGCACTAGCACCTGATGAGTTGACAAAGCTGGTTGCTGTTGCAGACTTGATGTGTAACTGGCAGACAGAAACACAAGCGACGGCCCGTAGGGCAAAGTTCAAGGTAGTTGACAATGAAGAAAATCTCAGCCAAACCCATCAGTGCACAAAGTTGGATGTTGACTGAATGGGGGAATAGAGTTGGAGTGCTCAGTGCCCAGGATGGATCTTACACGCTCCTAAGCAGCCAAACAACTGA